CGCCTGATCGTGGGTGTCAACTCGTGTATATCGGCCGACAGTCGAGTCGTGCTGCGGGCGGAAAATGATATGCCCGCCGGCGACAACAGCGTGACCGCAAAACGCGATCAACGCATTGATTTGATCGGCGTTTGCAATGATTGCGTAGTCAATCACTTTAAGCCGCGACATCTCGATTGTCGGATCATCCTCTACGCGAGAATAAATCGACACTTGCATCAGCTTGCTGCCGACTACCTGCGCTTTTCCGGCTACTGTTACAAATCCGCGAAGTGACGAGCTACTGACTTGTGCCTCGCCGCCGATGTACGACATACCTTCTAACGAAACTTGAATTGCAATAGATCGGCCGGCGATGCCGCTCTGTCCGCGAACTGTGCAACTAACAACGCGCGCTGCGTCACGAATAAACGCGTCGTCATAAATATTGGTAGAACCAGATACTGCACCGCCGTGCACGCGAGAGTTACCCCACATCTGGCAGTCGTCGCTAATGTGGGCTCGGCCGCCGACGACCGCATTTTGCCGCACGCGAACATTGTCGCGAACAATCGCGTTTCCGCACACGTGCGAGCGATCCATCACGCAGGCGCGGCCCTCGACCGTGGCGTTGTGGTATACCTGCGCCCACTTGCTGACTAGAACAGCGTCAGCCACTTTTGCCGTGTCAGCCACCCAGCCGTTACCGTTTACATGTCGGTGCGCAAACACGCGGCCGCGCCCGTCTTTGAAATCATGCTTTGACGCCCGCTTCTTTCTCGGTTTGACTGCGGGCATCTCGACCGTCGGCGCTTCAAGTACGCCGACGGCCCCGTTTTTTTGTTCCTCCATCACGACTCCATGGGAAGTACACGACGCCGCGGGGCGTTCGTGATCAGGTTGTCCAGCGCGGTCTTGACTTCGCCCATCTGCTGGGTCAAGTTCTGCCGCAAGTTGGTGTTCTTGCGCAGATCTTTCACGTCGACACCCGAGACAATATCAGTAGCGCGCTGGATTAAGTTATCAAGCTGCGCGTTGGATCGAACGTTCATGCTGCGAAAATTATCGTAGAACTCTTTGAAGTTCTCGATAGCCGACGCCTTGAACGTCTTCTTGGTACCGTCCGGCTCGTCCGTCAGCCGCTCGATCAGATGCGAGATCATGTCCTGCAGCTGCTCGGCAAACGCGTTTTCGGCCATGACTACCGCCGTCTCGAACCGATGCTGCACGCGCTGCTGTTCCTGCTGATACAGCTCAGGATTGAACGTCATCAGATAGTTCGGCGGATCGACCGGCGGGTACTCCCACCGAAGATCAAACACGCCTTCTAGCGACGGCGGATAGTCGTTGGGGTTGTACAGATCGCCTAGCTTTTCGCGGGCGGCGACTTTGATCGCTTCGTATTCCAGCTGCAGGTTTGCGGCCGCCACCACAAGCTGCTCTTTGTATTCGCGCATCCGGGCTTCAAACGCGCCGATGTCGGCCTGCTTGATGAGGCGCACGCCTTCCTGCGGATAGGGCAGCGTCATGGATCGCCAATACGCAGACGCCTGACTCTTGAGCGTCGTCAGTACGCGATAAGTCGTATTCTTAGTATCAATCAGGCGTTTGGACGCTGTGACCAGATCCGTGGCTGCGTGAAACGTATCAGCGGCTTGCTTGGTTTGCGCGTCCGAAAGTTTGCGCTGCGTTCCTAGCCACGAGAACGACAGCTTGACCGCACCCATCGTCTGACGCAGCTCGCTTGCAGTCTGCTCGACTGTTGTGTTTTCTTCGGGCGTTGTGTCGGCTGTAGACATTCAGTCTCCTTCTTCGTCTGTGTCAAGTTCTTCTTCAATTGTTTGCTCCACCCATTCGTCTATCGCAAACGCCTTGACGAGATCGCGCGGTAATTTCGCTAGATCTTCAAAGTCGCTTGGGATGTTGAAATCTGTAAGCTTTCCGTCGCGGTACACACCACAGAACCCTACGCCCGGCTCGAAGCAGTAGGCTGTGATATCAAAACCCTCAACGGTCCGCAGGTGGTCAAAGAATTGAATTGGGGGCGACCACGCGGAATCAAACGTTAGCGTCAGCTGTGTAGCTTTTGCCGGAAGTCGGCGGGGCGACTGATCTGTTTCGCGCCCTACGTCCCACTTTGTCCCCCAATGACCGACCTGCCAGTCGTACCAGTTTCTCGCTCCGTACAACTCGATGTTTTGCCGTTCTTGCGCCTCTAAAGCCAGTTGTGCGTCAGACCCGGTAGGGCCCGCACAACCGGCGATAGTCGCTTTTAATTCGGCTGGGCACGGCAGAAATGTACCCATCAGACAACCACTGTTCCATGCGCGCACCAACTTGTGCAACTGCTCCGGGTCGTTGTGTTTAAACGTAACTTTGTTGGCGCACCAGTTAGGCATAATGTTTGCCGGCAATCCGCAGCTGCGGGGCAGTTACGCCCCGCAGCCGCAGTATTGCTAGCACTTAGCCTTTCGCCGGCGCCGCGACACGGCGCGGGCGCTGCGTTGTAACCGCCGGCTTACCAACACGCGTGTAAATACCGCGGTTGTCAGCCGACAGGCAGCGACCTTCAGCCCAGCCGCGCAGACGCTCAATCTGCTCGGCCGACGTCACCGAAATCGGTACCACGTTCTGTGCCGCTTCAACAAGCGGGATATCAAGCAGCGCCGCGAGCCTGCAGCACGACTTGATCTCGGCGCCGGTCCAGTTGGCGTCATCCGGCTTTTCCTGCGACTCGTCTACGCCGAAGTGCTTCAGGTAGATATCCCAGATCGCCGCGCGCTGATCGGCGCCGGGCAGATCCACAAAGAAGATACCGTCGAAGCGCTCGGCGCGGGCAAACGGCGCCGGCAGCTGGCTGGCGTCGTTGCAGGTGCCGATGAAGAACACATCGGACGTGTGGTCGTTGAGCCACGTCAGCAGCGTGCCGAAAAGACGCGCCGAGACGCCCGAGTCTGTCTGGCCGGAGCTTCCGACGCCGGCAAGACCCTTCTCGATCTCGTCGACGAACAGAACGCACGGGGCCATGGCGTCGACCTGCTTGAGTGCACGCCGCATATTACCCTCGGACTCGCCCACGAACTTACCCATGAGCGAACCGAAATCCAGCATTACGGTCGGACGGCCGACCTCGTTGCCAAGTGCTTTGGCAAACTGCGACTTGCCGCAGCCCGGAGGCGACAGCAGTAGCACGCCCTTGGGGCGCTTTTCTACGTTGGTCTCACCCTGTCGTCGCATCGCGCGCAGGCAGAAACTCTTAAGGTTTTCGAGACCGCCAAGGTTCTCGAAGTTCGCGTCGCCACGATACAGCGTCATCGTTCCGCTCTTTTCGAGCGTCTGTGCCTTGATGCCCCAGATCGTATCCGGCGACAGCTTGTTATTGCGCACCAGCGACAGCGCGAACGCGTTCTCGGCCTCCTGCCGCGTCAGGCCGCGAGAGGCGTCAACAACCGCCGCAACGTCCTGTTCCGTCGGCTTGGCAAACGGCGAGCCATCCGGGAACAGTTCGTTGCATACCGTGGTCAGCTGCGGAAGATCCGGCAGCTCGTGATGCACTACCGTGAACAGCTTCTCAACCTCGGGCTGAAGCTGCAGCACCGGCGCCACGATAATGATATGTTTACCTTCGCCCTTACCCTGCACCACACGGTTAGCCAGAGCCTGCAGAACCTCGGGATTACCAAGGAAGCGGTGGAAATTCTTCAAGACAAGCAACATCGGCTGCTTGGTTTGCGGCTGATCTAGAAACCGCAGCGCCTGAAGCGGACCGGGAGCCGGAGCAGAACCCGAATACAGTTGGCGGTCGATGTCCCACACATCAAAACCCCATTCCTTCTCTTCAGTTACGCGACGGATCGACGCAATCGCGTCATCGCACTCCTGTGATTCAATCCAGATGCCGGAGAAGCCGGCGCAAACCAGCTCCTTGATTTCTTTTTCGAGCGACACTTGTGACCTTTGTAATTTGTTTTGTGAGAGAACCGGCTATTGTCAGTTGCTTTCAGCGATCTGCTCGTCATTGCTGGCGGTGTAAAACTCGCCCGTCAGCTGCTCATCAACCTTTGCGCCCAGCGCCTGCTCCAGCGCGCGGGTCGCGTCCTGACACGAACTACCGGTAAAGCCGCTCGTCTCGATCTTGGTGCCGCCCTTGGGGTCGACAATGATTTCGATGGTCTTTGACATGTTTAGAAACCTCCCGTCAGGCTGAGTTTGACCGAACCGTCCGGCAGCATTTCCTCGAACACCGAGTAGCCGCCCTTCTGCGCTTCATAAATCGCCTTTTCCACCGCGTACGCCTGCAGGAAATGATCCAGCTCTTCCTGCTTACCCCACGCGCCGTTGTAGTTGTCGTAGTTCGCCGCGCCGGTTTCAGTATTAAACACGGCCGGGAACTGCCAGCCGGGAAGCTTCACGGCGAGACCGTCCGCCGACTGACCGGCAAACAGCACATGGTGCCCGGCCTTCGGGGCCTCAAGCCCGAGACGCTTGCAAGCCGCCTCAACGGCTGCCGCGTCCTTCACTTCCGTCTTGATCTGAACGATATGAGACATGTTAGCCTCTTAGATCCTTTTCTTTTAAGTGTTGTTGAAGTGCGCACACGATCGTGCTTTCAAATACTTCGGGCGTGATATAATCGTTGCCCTTGAAATAATTTAATACCGCAACTGCAGTGTTACGGTCATACATCGTGTCAAATACGCGCGGGCCGCGCTGCGTGTCTACGCGATACTCAGTTATGTCATGTAATGTGACAATTTCTGGTATAGCGATCACGTCGCCGTATTTTTGACGCAGTGCGTCTAGCGCATCTAGCGCCGACAAAATTCGCTCACGATCTTTGTTAAATTGATCTGTGGTGTATGGCGTCATCGATACGCCACAACCTCGGCGCGCGTCTCTACCCATACGTGCGCGCCGCAAGAAAGCGGCGCGTCTGGCGAATAGACAACGCGTGAGTCGCCGCGAACGTCTACGTTTTTTGCCGCGTACGTTTTGCTGCGCCACTTGATTGTCAGCGGCGGCACGCGCAAGTTTTGTTTTTTATTGTCGCGAATTATGTGCTGGTTAACGTGAATACGTTTAAGCGTACCAGCCGGCATTGTCATTTCATCGGCGTCGCCCGGGAAACGCAGTGGAATACGGGGCTCAAGTAGGCAGACGTCGTCTGTCGCCATTGGGTAAAGATATTTATCTGCGTCGGTGCGGTCGTCCGTGACCACAACCGGACGCGGATAAAACAGCTTACGACGCGACTACCGAGCGCAGCTTCTTGTGCTCGGCCAGAATATCGCCGGCCATGTCGTAGCAGCCGTCACAGGCAGCCAGAAACGCCGTCGCAGCCTTAAGCTGATCCATCGGCAGCGTCGTCGAGCCAGTCGGAGCCTTGGCTACAGGGCGCTTCGGCGCGATCTTGGCCGGCTCTTCTTTCCTCTTGTGGCGGGCCGCGTCGCGGCTGCGTTCGTCACCGGCGCCTACGGTAGCGCCGCGCTTTGCCGGCGCCGCGCCGGCCTTCTTCAACAGCTGGCTCACCTGAGCCGGGCTGACCGTTACACGCTTCTTGGCGAGCGCCGACACGATATCGACACCGCGGAGCGAATCGCCAGATTCTTGCCGACGCTCGATCTCCTCGCGGATGTGATCGGCGCCGCTCTTCTTATCGGCCATATTCTTCACCTTCCCTTTTCGGGTCTTGGTCGCCTTGGGCGCCTCGACCGTGTCATCGTCTTCGTCGGCTTCCACAGTGGAGTCGACAGCTTCGTCCGAAACCTCGTCGCCCGCTTCGGGTTCGTACTCGGTTTCATCGTCGTCTTCATCGTCATCAGCCGCGACTTCTTCGTCGGTCAGCTTGGCGGCCGTCTCGCGGACGTCTTCGCTACCTTCGTCTTCGTAGTCGGCGTCTGCCGCCGCATACGCTTCCTCGTCGTCGGCTGCGTCTTCTTCAAGCTCGGCGTCGACATCCGCGTCGATGTCTTCGTCATCGTAATCTTCTGGTGTCGCGAACCGCATCCGTGTGGTTCCTTTCTCTTTCTTTTCTTTCTCTGCAGGAGCCTTGCTGGTTGCGCCCGGCAGGGGTTTGCCCCACAGATTTGCCGGACTCACAAATTCTTCAGCTTTGGCCATAGCGTCCTCTCCTAAAGCGCCGCCGGCCGAAACATTTCGGCCTCGTTGTGCGGCTAAATGAAAAATACACCGCCGGATACAAAAATCAACTATTGTAGAAAACAGCCGTTATTTGCTGCTTCTGTAGTTGTCCGGCACGTTGCCGTCTTCGGTGCGGAGCATACCGGCGTTTAGCTCGGGCCACTTCTCCAGCGAGTGGATAGCACCAATGACATTCCACGCAGCGTGGGCCAAATGATCCTCGCTGCGATCGCCGTTCAGGAAATTGTAGATGTGCGCAATGGCATGATTCAGCAGATCCGCAACCGGCATACCGTTTTCCCAGTTGTACGGGCCAAACTTTTCAGCCCCTTCGTGGTAAGTCTGAGCAAGCGCGCGCAGACCAATCGGCGAAATTAGATCGTAGCGTACTGCGTCGCAATCGGCGCTGCGTACGGCGCCAGTGACATACTCGTGGCGTTCGTTGCTCATCAGAGATAACCTTCTTGTCGGAAAGCAAAGTAGAGCCGCGGCTCGTCGTTGAACGCAACCGTGCCTCGAACGCCGTCAGACTTTCGAATCACGTGCACGTACGGCGGTTCAAAGTGAGACACCTCAAACGTGTCCAACAATTGTTCGCTGTTCCAGACGTCTTCGCCGCACTGCTCTCGCAGCACAGCGCGTATTTCGTCTAGTCCGCGGCGGTCGAGCTGTTCTTTGATAACATTGCGCAACATCACATGCCCGATATCGAGCGGTATCTGCGTTGCGAGTTCTTTAGCTTTGGGTGATGTCGGCATTTGGTTGTGCAAGCTTGTCCAGTTCGTCTTTCTGTTGTTTGAGTTGCTCTGCGACGTGCGCCGCATACTGGTCAAGCATCCGAAGCTGGCCGACAAGATCTTTGTGGACGTCGACACTAAACAACGAGAGTCGGCGCAGCAGCATGAGTAGACTCGCCGTGAACGGCGGCTCTTTGCTGCGCAAACTCAGTAGGCCGGGCGGCGCGTTCTCTGGTTGAGATGTCCACAGCGGTACAAGCGCGAGCCCGTGCAACTCTGGCACGGCGGCCATCACTTCGTTGCAGAACTCTTCGCCGCGCCGCATGAACTCGACGTCAAACGGTAGGCGGTCAGATTGAATTTCAGATTGCTGCTCAGGTTGCTGCGGCGTATCCATTAAACATCCTTTGTTATTGCGCGTAGCGCGATTCCTTTGGGAGCACGCCGTCGATTACGTTACCGAGGCGTGTAGCTGCGAGGCTGTAGATCACTACCCGAACGGCAGTCTCGACCATACCGCCGATTCCGGTTCCTGCCAAGAGCAGCAAAAATAAGTACAATGGCGCGTGATATGACTTGCAAAACGGGCAATTGATCAGCTCTAGGAGCTTCCCTTTTGCCGTGTTGTACGGGGTCACGTCCTGCAGCGCCTGCGCGTAAGCCCGCGCCGTTTCGAACAAAGAGCCTTTATGCCACACCTCGATGATTGCGCCGGCCGCGAGGGTGACAGCCAAAAAGTCTAGAGCCGTGATTGTCATCGGCGTTTTCGTTTGGGTTGATTTGCAGTGTAGCCGTTCATAAAACAGGCGCCACTATAAATCGCTCCGGCCGCCATAAGCAAGCCCGCAAAACCGACTTGCGACATCGCGCAAACGCCGGCAAAAAGCATGAGGGCGGCGTAACCGGAAAAAGTTGCGTTCGGATCTGATTGCGACATTTACGGAGCCTGACTGTCGCCGTGCGGCCACACCTGTGTTCGAGTTGTGTCCGGCGCGGCAGGGTTAAATTGATAGTAGGGTAGCGGCAACGGCGCCTCAAGTTTAAGATGGTTTACGGCGTTATCGGGTAGGTAGACCTGCGGACCCGGTCCGCGGCGTGTGCCTTCTGTGTAAATCTGTTTGCGTTCTTGATACAGCTTTGCAGAGCGTCCGACGTTAGCCATATAACCTCCAATAAGTACGCGTCCGGGTCACCGTTTAGTATACCCGGCCGCGCATTGATTACTTGCGAGTCGTTTCTTTGGCGGCTGCCGCTGCAACTTGACACATGTAACCAAGTACATTTGCCAGCCCAGCAAGACCGTATATGAAAACATGTCCCGTGTATTTGAGACTGTCTTCAACCCATTGAAACTCTGACTCACTACTGCCGTTATTGTGGTTCATGGATAAACCTGATCAAACAATTACTGAAGCGATTGACATGCCGTCCGCCGGCGTGCAATCACTTCTACAAGAATTAATCTCAATTGATGTGACGGATGTACATTCTGTTCACGCGCGAGCTGGTGTGTTGCAACAGCTCGCCGGCAGACATGCGTTTCCGTCGCTCGAACCTATTTTGCCGTTGGTTCTGAATCTTAATGGACGCCCGTACAGCATTCAGAATCATATGCCTTTTTCCCCACTTTTCCGGCTACTGACACCGAAAAATCAAGTGTGGTGCACGGGCCGTCAGGTATCAAAATCGACCAGCCTAGCAGCGCACGGAGTTGTAGTTGCCAACTCTCTCCCGTTTTTCAAAACGTTATTCATCACACCGTTGTACGAACAGATACGCCGGTTTTCGAATAACTATGTGCGTCCGTTTATCGATCAGTCTCCTGTGAAGTCGCAATGGAGCGGCACGACGACCGAGAATTCAGTTCTGCAAAGATCGTTTAAGAACAACTCAATGATGTTGTTCAGCTTTGCGCTTTTAGATTCGGATCGTATACGTGGTGTTTCTGCAGACCGCGTGTGTATCGACGAAGTTCAGGACATGGATCCTGATCACGTGCCGATCATTCAAGAAACGATGTCTTACTCCAAATGGGGAACTAGTTATTACACAGGAACTCCGAAGACGCTAGATAACTTAATTTACGGATTGTATAAACGATCATCACAGGCCGAATGGTTTATACCGTGTCATTCCTGCAAGCACTGGAGCATCCCTTCGCTTGAGTATGACTTGGACAAAATGATCGGCCCGTACAGCCCGCATATCAGCGAGAATTATCCGGGCACCGTCTGCGCTAAATGTCAGAAACCGATCAGCCCAAGGCATGGTCGGTGGGTGCATAGATATCCCGAACGCCGCTGGCAATTTGCCGGGTACCACGTACCACAGATGATACTGCCGCTTCATTTCTCCGACCCTGAAAAGTGGTCAACTCTATTGTTGAAGAGAGAAGGGTTTGGGAACATGACCCAAGCCCAGTTCTACAACGAAGTAATGGGAGAAAGCGTTGATACCGGTCAGAAGCTCATCAGCGAAACTGATTTGAAGGCTGCGTGCGTGCTAGACTGGGAAAACAAGAAAGAACCAGACCCTAAGTGCTTTGCAAATCTCTCGAACTACAAACATCGCATCCTTGCGGTCGACTGGGGCGGCGGCGGAGAAGCAGGTATTAGTTTCACCGTGCTTGCTGTGCTGGGGTTCCGCCCGGATGGGACCATCGACACGCTTTGGGCCAAGCGCCTGCTTATTGGCGGCGATCATTTGGCCGAAGCTGTTGAATGTATGCGCTGGTCTAACTTGTTTAATTGCGATTTTGTCGCTCACGATTACACGGGCGCCGGCACGGTCCGCGAAACGGTCATGGTGCAGGCAGGGTTTAATCTAGAGCGCGTCTTGGCGATGCGGCTTGTTCGTTCCGCATCGCAAGATTTGATGGTGTTCAAACCACCGACAGAGATCAATCATCGAGCACACTATAGCCTCGACAAAACGCGGTCGTTGCTGTACACGTGTCAGGCGATCAAGCTGAAGCAAGTCCGTTTCTTCCAGTACGACTGGTCGTCACAGGATTCGCCGGGCTTGGTGTCG